CCCCGACCAGCTGGCGGCCGTGACGCAGCAGCAGGTGGATGACTACCGGGACACGCAGGTGGTGGCGGGGACCGCGGCCCTGGCCGCCGTCGCCAACCCGATCAACGGCGGAGTGCGCCTCGGCGACATCTACACCGGACAGCACCACAACCACCTGATCCAGTGGATCAACGCCACGCTGCTCCCCGCGCTCCAGGCCGCGGGGATCAACCTCGCGGCCTATGCGCCGCCGACGGACGTGACTCAGGTGGACCCCGCGCCCTTGACGGTGGACGACGCCAAGCAGCAGGCCGCCAACGTTCTCACCAAGCAACCCGGCTGGCTGACGCAGTAGAGCCGGCCGCCCTAACGTACCTTCGCGCCCCCGGCGCGTCCGGTTTAGGATGCCCCCCATGAGCCAGGCCCGCCTGCCCCCGGTCCGCGCCGCCCGCGACGAGCCGCGGGCCTTCCGCCTGGCCGAGGGCTCGCCCTGCTCGATCCGGGCCGAGGCGGCGCCCGACCCGGCCGGAGGCCCGACGCTGCCGACCTTCGAGGGGGTCGCCTACACCGGCGCGGTCATGCGCCCCCACGGCTGGTGGCACGACGTCATCGTGGACCTGGCCGGCGTCGTGGTGCCCTCGCAGCACCGCCCCGCGCTGCGCCAGCACGACTATGAGCAGATCGTGGGGCACACGCGCGAGGTCAAGGTCACCAAGGGGGGGAAGTCCGGCAAGGTGACCGTCGCCGGCGTCTTCAGCGGCGAGCCGCAGCACCGCGACAAGGTCGTCGTCCCGGCCAAGAACGGCTTCCAGTGGCAGCTGTCGATCGGCGCGGACCCCGTCCGCACCGAGTTCCTGGAGGCCGGCGAAACGGCCACGGTCAACGGCCGGGAGGTCACCGGCCCCCTTACGATCAGCCGCGAGACGCGGCTGGGGGAAGTCAGCTTCGTCCCGCTCGGCGCCGACGGCGACACCTCGGCGACGGTCACGGCACAGAGAGGCAAGACGACGATGGACTGGAAAGCCGCACTGAAAGAGCTACTCGCCGACCTGCGGGCCGAGCTGGAGGCCGCCGGCGCGAAGTGCCACACCGACGCCGAGATCGACAACATGTCGGCCGACGAGGCGAGGAGCGCCCTCAAAAAGTACATGAAGCACGCCCGCCAGGACGAGGAGGACGAGGAGGAGGACGAGGACGACGAGGAGGAGGACGCCAAGGCCAGGAAGGCGAAGGCCAAGAAGGCCTCGGCTGGCCGCGCCGCCCCGGACATCAGCGCGGCCGCCAGGCTGCTCCAGAAGGAGCTGCGCAGGGCCGCGGTCGAGGAGCAGAAGCGGCAGGGCGAGATCCGCGCCCTGGCGGAGCGCCACGGCGCCGGCCGCAAGGGCAACCTGGTCGAGCAGGCCATCCTCGACGGCTGGACCGTGGAGCGCGTCAAGGCGGCGCTCCTGGACCACCTGCGCGACGAGCGCCCCGGCGCGGGCGTCGGCGTGCCCGGCGGCCTGGCCTTCTCGACGGGGGCCGCCGACATGTCCGAGGAGGTGATGGAGGCCGGCCTGCTGCACGCCTGCCGCCACCAGTTCCGCCTGGAAGACGACTCCTTCTACTCCGACCCCACCCCCGACGGCAGCGGCACCCTGCGCCGCGTGCCCGCGCGGATGCAGGCCGAGACGCAGCGCGAGCTGCGGGCGCGCTACAGCGACAAGGTGCGCCAGACGGCGCACGACATGTTCTTCAACAGCCGGCACCAGAACTACGTCGGTTACATGTCGCCCAAGGTCCTCTTCAACCTCTGCTTCCGCGCCGCCGGCTACCAGGGGCGGCTCGACCTGTCCTCCCAGTCGGGCGTGGAGACGATGCTGCGCGCCTGGGACCGCCTGGAGCCGCGCGACGGCATCCGCGCCGAGGGGACCAGCACGCTGGCCATCAGCAACATCCTGGCCAACGTGATGAACAAGTTCGCGTTACAGGGCTACCTGTTTACCGAGCAGGCCTGGCGCGAGATCGCGGCGATCCGGCCGGTCAACGACTTCAAGCCGACGAAGTCGATCAACCTGCTGGGAGACGTGATGTACAAGGCCCTCGGGCCGGACAGCGAGCTGTCGCAGGCCTCGGTCGGCGACCAGGCCTTCAGCAACCAGGCGACGCCCTACGGCCGCATCGCCACGATCCCCTGGACCTCGATCGTCAACGACGACCTCGGCATGCTGACCGGCGTGCCGCTGAAGATCGGCCAGGGGGCGGGGCTGGCGCTCAACGACCTCTTCTGGGCGCTGTGGGCGGCGCTGGCGGGGGGCAGCACCGCGGGCTTTTCCCAGCTGCCCAATGGGCAGTCGGTCAACGGCGACGACGGCAACGCCTTCTGGCGGACGGGCAGCAGCCTGACGGCCGCCGCGAGCCGCGCTGGGACCGCCTACAACAAGAACAAGCTCACCGGCGTCGGTAGCGCCCTCTCGACGACCGCGCTGCAGTCGGCCAAGGCCGCCTTCGACAACCAGGTGGACCCCAACGGCAATCCGCTCGGCTTCGACGGCACCATGCCGATCCTGCTGCACGGGCCGACCAACTGGCAGACGGCGCAGCAGCTCCTCTACGGCGCCATCCTCATCGCCATCGGCCTGGCCTCGACGTCGGCGGCCAGCACCCAGTCGGCCAAGAACGTCTGGGCCGGCAAGATGCGCCCCGTGATGTCGCGCTACATTGAGAACGCCAACTACGTCAACTCGGCGACGGCGTGGTGGGTGCTCTTCGACCCCGCAGCGCTGCCGGTCATCGAGGTGGCGTTCCTCAACGGCGTGGATACGCCGGCGGTGCTCCAGGCCGGCCCCGACTGGCAGTTCGACCGCCTGGGCGTCTCCATCCGCGGCACGATGCCCTTCGGCGCCAACCAGCAGAACTTCCGCGGCGGCATCTACAACGCCGGCGCCTGAGCCGCGCGGGGCCGGGACGCGAAACGAGCCCTTTTTGGGGTGACTCCGATGACGATGGCATACGCGCGCGGCGGCAAGCCGCGCTTCGTGAACTACAACCCGGGCGGCACGGTCGTCAACGCGGGCGACGTCGTGGTGGTCGGCGACCTGCCGTGCGTGGCGCACTCGGCCATCCCGCAGTTCACGGGCGGGCCGACGCAGAACGCGCTGGCCGTCGGCGGCGGCCTCTACGAGATGACGGCGGACGCCAGCTACCCGATCGGCACGCGCGTCATGTGGGACCCGACCCAGAGCAAGGTCACCGCCTCGGGGACCGCCTCGGCCTCCGCGGTCGATTTCGGCTGGATCGTCGGCGCGCCCAACGGGCTGACTGACGCCGCCGGCACCGACGTGCTGGTCATGCACGAGCCGGTCGTCGCCGCCAGCGCCCTGACCTACTCGATCGGCTCGACCACCAACGACAACATCACGAACACCAACGCCGAGACGGCCTTCGCCACCACCGCCATCATCCCGGCGGCGACCTTGGAAGCGGGCGACATCGTCAACGTCAAGGCCGTGGTGCTCGTCTCGGCCCAGAACTCGACCAACACCAACGACGTCAAGCTGAAGCTCACGACCGCCGCCAACACCTTCACCGCGCTCATCGACTGCGGGGCGAAGAACCTGGCGGCCAACGCGCTGGTGGTGATCGAGGCCGACCTCCAGTTCACCGCGGTCGGCAATAGCGGCTCGGTCACGACGATGGGCACCGTGCTGGCCAACGACGCCGCCGGGGCCACCGCGACGCCCAAGTACACGTCCGCGACCAACTGCAACACCAGCCTGGCGCTGACGATCGAGGTGACCGACACGCAGTCCGCGGCGTCGGCCTCCAACGTGGCCCAGCTCCTGGAGCTGAACGCGACGCGCAAGCGGAAGTAGCGCGCGACCCCGACTGGCCCGAGGAATGACGGCGTCATGGCGATCACCGGCGGCGACCGGCTGCTCTGGCGGCGGCTGCGGCAGCTGGGGGCGATCCCCCGGCGGCCGGCGGTCCTGGAGCTGGGCCGCGCCAACTGGTACGGCGACGTGCGCCAGGAGGAGGCCGAGGAGGACTTCGCCCTCTTCGCCGAGGGCGGCTTCGCCGCGCCGGCCGAGGACCTCGACGCCTGGCGCTCGGCCGACTGGTACTACGACCTGATGCTGCGCCGGCCCACGCGCGTGGCCATCGACCTCGACCCGGCCGCCGTGGCCCGCGGGGCGCTGGCCCACGACCTCAACCGGCCGCTGCCGCCCGAGCTGGCCGGGATGTTCGACCTGGTGGTCAACACCGGCACGGCCGAGCACGTCTTCGACCTGCGCCGGGTCTGGGAGTCCTGCCACGACGCGGCGAAGGCCGGCGGCCTCATGGTCCACGCGCTGCCGGCGGGGGGCTGGTTCGACCACGGCTTCGTCTGCTACCAGCCGACGCTGGTGGCCGACGTGGCCGCGGAGAACGGCTACGAGGTCCTGGCCTGGTTCGTCCACCAGATCCGCACGCGCCGTGCGCGCGAGGTGGCCTCGCCCGCCGATGTGGCGGCGCTGCGGGATGGCGCCGGGGGCCACGACACGATGATGCACGTCGCGCTGCGGAAGGGGGCTGCCCTGCCCTTCCGCGTGCCGATGCAGGGCGTCTACTCCGAGCGGGGCACCGACGAGCAGCGCCGGGCGTGGCTCGCCGGCCGGCAATAGGGGAGCAAGCATGTCCGCAGTCGCCATAGCGCCGGCCGCCGCCCTGGCCGAACCACCTGCGCCGGACGCCGCCGCGCCCGACTGCCGGCAGATGTTCTTTTTGGGCCTGCCGCGCCGCCCCGGCTTCCGGCCGGAGGGCGAGGGGCCGGGCCAGGTCAAGGCGGTGCGCCCCGTCGCCCGCGGCCGGCTGGGGATGGCGCGGTCCAGCAGCTCGCTTCTGTGCCTGACCTTCAACAAGCTCTGGTGCCTGGCGCTCAACCGCGCCGGCGAGGGCTGGACGCACTTCGGGATGCAGCACGACGACATCCGGCCGCCGGCGGGCTGGGGCGACGTGCTCATCGATGAGATGGACGCCCACGGTGCCGCTGTCTGCAGCGCCGTGGTGCCGATCAAGGACGACCGCGGCCTGACCACCACGGCCGTCCGCAACGGGGAGACGGGGCACACGCGCCGCCTCACGATGGCCGAGGTGTTCCGCCTGCCGGAGACCTTCGGCCTGGCCGAGGTCCACGCGCTGGGCATCCACGCGGACGGCCCCCCCGAGGGGGAATTGCTCGCCGTCAACACCGGCCTCTGGGTGACGCGCCTGGACGCCGCCTGGGTGCAGCCCTGGCCGGGCTGGCACATCGGCGACGGCATCATGACCGACCCGCAGACGGGCCTGCGCCGGGCCGGCTGCGTGCCCGAGGACTGGGCCTGGAGCGAGTGGCTGCACAGGCGCGGCCAGCGGGTCGTTGCCACGCGCAAGGTGGCGCTGGCGCACCTGGACACCGAGGGGCGCGAGTACCGCAACGATGCCGTCTGGGGCCGCTGGACGGAGGACCTGGGGGACGACCCATGACCGCAGACCAACAGGCCGCGATCGCCCGCCTGCGCCAGGCGCTGGAGGGCTACCCGCGCGGCACCAAGTACGAGCGGCCCGGCCGGGTCCGCGGCACCGCCTCGGGCGGCAAGCTCGTGACCGTGGCGGCGCCGGACCTCCAGGCGGCGACCCAGCTGGCCGCGCCGCCGGCCGGCTGCCGGAAGGCCGCCGAGCTGGCCGAGGGCGTCGGCAACCTGCTGGCGATCCACGCCAGCACCGGCCAGGCCAACCCCCCGAGGGTGACCCTGCTGGCCGACGACCTGTTCGAGCTGCTCGACCAGGTCCCGGCGGTACAGACGTCCGCACCGGCGGAGTGAGGCGCCGGATGGAAATGTCCGTTGACCCCGCCCGCCCGCTATGGACCGTGATCCTGCCCGACGGGCGGGCGTACTTCCTGGCCGGCGACAGCGAGGCGGAGGTGAGGGCCCGGGCCGAAAAGCTGTGCGGGCCGCCGGGGCTGCCGCCCGGGACGGTGTTCCGGCCGCCGCCGCGGCTGGGGATCCGGAGCTGACATGGGCGACCTGCTGAAATCCGGCGCGGCCTGGCTGGCCGCGCAGCTCGGCGCCTCGGCCTCCGAGGCGGTGGCCTACGCCCGGCCCGGGACGGCCCTGACGACGACCTGGCAGGCCACCTACGGCAGCCAGCTCCTGCGCGTCAGCGACGGCAAGGGGCCTGTCGTGCGGACGCTCCGGACCGACCGCGACTTCGTCGGCCCGGTGGCGACGCTCCAGGCCGCGGGCCTCTGGCCGCCCTTGCGGGGCGACCAGGTGACGATGCCGGGGGGCGAGGCGTTCGAGGTCGATAGCTACGGGTCGGAGGCGCACTGGCGCTACGCCGACCCCTTCGAGACCCTGGTCCGCGTCCACACGAAGGCGCAGGGGCTATGAGCGCGTCGGCCGTCGAGGACCTGATCGCCGACGCGGTGGCCTACGAGCTGAACCTGAACACTCAGCCGTGGGCGCCGCTGAGCAGCGCCGCGGCGCGGGCCTACGACAACGTGTTCACCCAGGCGGAGCTGGCGAGCCTGCGCGTGGTCTGCGTGCCCCTGACCGAGGAGCAGTGGGAGCGGCTGACGCGGGGCGGCCAGGACAAGTTCGATTTCGGCGTCACGGTGGACTTGCAGCAGGCCGTCGCGCCCCAGAGCGTCGCGGACGTGACGGGGCAGATCGAGGCGCTCAACGCCGTCGCGCAGCAGATGCACGACTGGTTCCGCCAGCCGCACACGCTGAGCACGACGGGCGGCGCGGCGACGGACTACGAGTGCCTGGCCGCGAAGCGCCCGGAGATCTTCGTGCCGGACCGGCTGTGGCACGACCACGTGTGGGAGACGTACATCGAGCTGACGGTGAGGGCCTACCGGTGATCGGCTTCCGCCTCGGCCCGATCGGCGACGTCGAGAGCCTCAAGAGGGGGTTTTTCGACCGCCGGCGCGTCATCGACGCGACCGTGGCCGCCGAGCGCAGGGTGCTCAGCCGCTTCGGCGCGTTCGTGCGGCAACGGGACCGCACCAGCCAGCGCCGGGGCAAGGGAGTCAGCGCCCCGGGCCGGCCGCCGGCGGCGCACCTGGGCCTGGTGCGGGACCTGACCTTCTTCGCCTACGACGAGGCGAACCGGAGCGTGGTCGAGGGGCCGGCGAAGCTGAACAGGCCCAGCGCCGACGCGCTGGTCCGACTGGAGGAGGGTGGCGAGACCACCCGCCTGCGGCACGGCAAGGAGGCGCGGGCCTTCTACCGGCCGCGGCCGCATGCGAAGCCGGCCTTCGACGAGGAACTGAAGCGCATGCCGCCCTTGTGGCGGGACGAGATCAGGTGACCCATGCCGAACCAGCCCCCGAAGACCGGCGTATTCGCGCACCTCTACTACAACTCCGGCACATACAACTCGCCGACGTGGGTGGAGGTCACGAGCGCGATGGACGTGGACCTCCCCGACGAGATGGCCAAGGCCGAGGCCGGCATCCGCGGCGACGGCGGCCTCGACGCCACCCTCGTCGGCATGCGCAAGATCGGCCTGACCTTCGGCCTGCTCTGGAACACCGGGGCGACCGACTTCCAGGCGCTGCACCCCGCCTACCTGGCGCAGAACAACACGGAGTTCCTCGCGCTGGACGGCGTGTCCAACGTCAACAGCGGCAGCCAGGGGCCGCGCTTCACCGGCGTCATCACCAAGTTCCACCCCAAGCAGTCGCGCAACGAGGCCATCGTCGCCGACGTCGAGGTGGAGCGCACCATCAGCGGCAACCCCACCAGCTGGTTCACCGCCTGAGTAGCCACCCATGCGCATCTTCAAGGACGCCAGGGGCCGCGAGTGGACCCTGGCCATCACCGTCGCCGCGATGGCCGAGGTCCGCGCCCGGACCGGCTGCGACCTCTACCGCCTGTTCGACGACGACGGCAAGGGCCTCTCGGACCTGCTGTCGGACCCGCCGGCGCTCTGCACGGTCTGCCACCACCTCTCCACGGCCGACGTCCCCGATTCGGAGTTCGCCGCGGGCATCGACGGCGACGCGCTGGAGCGGCTGGCCGACGCCTTCCTGGAGGAGCTGATCGATTTTTTCCCGAGCCCGACCCGGGAGCCGCGGCGGAAGCTGCTGGCCAAGGGCAAGGCGATCGCGGCGGCGCTGCTGACGCGGGGCGAGGCGCAGCTGGACAAAGTGGACCCCCAGCAGGCGGCGGAGCAGATCGCCCGGTCCCTGCGTGGGAGCGGCTCGCCTGGCAGCTCGCCGGGCGCTGCGGACTGGACCCCCGGCCCCTCACCCTCCGCCAGCTCGCCTGGGCCGCCGAGTCCCGCGAGCGCGCCGAGTGGGAGCGCTGCGCCGCCGTCGTAGCGATGGTGTTCAACACGACCCGGGCGGCGACCAAGGACTGCCTGCCGCCCGACGAGTTCAACCCCTACGCGCCCCCCAAGCAGTCGCGCCCGGCGCCGCCGGCGGGCAACTACCGCGGGATGTTCTGCGTCGATTGAGGAGATCATGGCCGCCAACGCCAGCGCCATCCGGGCCGGGCAGGCCTTCGTCGAGCTGTTCGCCGACGACACGAAGCTGCGCAAGGGCCTGGAGGCCGCGCGCCGCAAGCTCGACGCCTGGGGCGCCTCCCTGGCCGCGACCGGCGCCAAGATCGCGGCCGCCGGCCTGGCGCTGGACGCCGCCGGCGACCGCACGGTGCTGGCCTGGGCCCAGGCCGGCAACGAGCTGTCGCTCATGTCCGCCCGCACCGGCGTGGCCGTCGAGGAGCTGTCCGCGCTGACGGCCGCCGCGGAAATGTCCGGCGTCGGCGCCGAGGCCCTGGAGCACGGGCTGCGCCCCCTGCAACGCGAGATCGCCGCGGCGGCGACGGGCTCGGCCGAGGCCAACCGCCGCTTCACCCGGCTGGGCCTCAACGCCCGCCAGCTCGCCGGCCAGGGCGGCGCCGAGCAGCTCGGCGCCTTCGCGTCCGCCCTGCTCCGCCTGCCCGAGGGGGCGCAGCGCTCCGCCGCGGCGATGGGCGTGCTGGGCCGGCAGGGGACCGCGCTCCTGCCGCTGCTGAAGGACGGCGCCGACGGGCTGGACGCCATGAAGCGCAAGGCCGAGCAGGCGGGCCTGGTCTGGTCCACCGAGGACGCCGAGGCGGCCCGCCAGTTCACCGCGACGGTGCGCCTCCTGGAGCTGTCCCTCAAGCAGCTGACCTACCGGGTCGGCAGCGCGCTGGCCCCGGCCTTCCTGGCGCTGCGCGAGTACGCCCAGCCGGTCGTGGAAGAGGCCATCGCCTGGACCAGGGCGAACTCGGGGCTGCTCGTGTCGCTCTCGAAGATCGGCCTGGCCGTGGCCGGCGTCGGGGCGGGCATGATCGGGCTGGGCTTCATCCTGCGCGGCGTCTTCCCGACCGTCGGGCTCCTCACGACGGCGGTGAAGCTCCTCTTCGCCGTCCTCTCCTCCCCGGCGGGGATCGCCGTGGGTCTCACCGTGGCCGCGGCCTACCTCCTCTACACGCGCGGCCTGGTGGGCAACCTCGGCGAGTCGTTCAAGGACTTCAAGGACGACGCGGTGGAGGCCTGGGACGGCGTCGTCGATGCCATCAGCTCGGGCGACGTAAAGCTGGCCGGGGAGATCGCGCTGAATGGCCTGGAAAGCGCCTGGGTCAAGGCGATCAACCGCCTCAAGATCGGCTGGTCGGGGCTGAAGTTCTTCTTCATCACCTCCCTCTCGGAGATGGTGCTCTCCAGCGACTTTTTGACCAAGGCGGTCATGTCGATCGGCAGCGCGATCGACAAGCTGCTCAACAAGGTCGGCCTGGTCTCCGACGAGGACCTGGCGAAGCGGCTGAAGGGGGCCGAGGTCATCGCCGGCATGGGCGCCGCGCAGCGCAAGAAGCTGGCCCAGCAGATCCACGACAAGGAGCTGGCGGACCTGATGCACGAGCAGGCAGGCATGGCCGTGGAAGAGGGCGGCCTCCGCGAGCAGCTCAAGGCGCTGCGCAACCGCGCCCGGCAGGAGCGCAAGCCGCCCCGGCTGCCGGGCCACCTCAAGGCGCCCTCGCTCGACCTGTTGCTGACGGGCAAGGGCGGGACGGCCGGCACCTTCTCGGCGTCGGCCGCCGGCCGCCTCGGCGCGGGCAGCCTGGCCGAGCGCACCGCCGAGGCGGTGGAGCGCTCCCGCGACCTGCTGGAGGACATCAACCGCAAGATGGAGGAGGGCTGGCCGTGAGCTACAACACCGCCTGGTATGAGCGCGCCGCCAGCCGCCCCGCCAAGATCGGCCGCAGCGACCCCTCCGCCAGCCTGCACTTCATCGGCAAGAACCTGGCCGCGCCCGACGACGACGCTGACGCCAACCTGTCCCTGCTCGCGATCCTGCCGCTGGTCTACCCGGGCTCCGTCTACGCCGCGCTCACCTTCCGCGGGTACGAAGTGAGGCCGATGGGCGGCGGCCTCTACGAGGCGACGGCAGAGTACAGCCGGCAGGACCCGCTCTTCTCCTTCGACACCGGCGGGGGCACCCAGAAGATCACCCAGGCGCTCGTGCAGCGCGGGGTCTTCGGCGCCTCCGGCGCGCGCTACGTGATGCAGGCGAGCCTCACGAGCGGCAGCGCGAACGTCTTCCTCCTGGGCGCCGACACCACGGCCAATTTGACCGCCGGGATGTCGGTGACCGACTCCGGCGGCGCGGTCCCCGCCGGCACGACGATCGCCAGCATCACCGACAGCACGCACCTGGCCCTCTCGGCCGCGGCGACCAAGACGACGGGCCTGACCGCCTCCCTGCTGGGGACCTACCTCGCCGCCTCGGTCAACGTCCAGGTGGGCTTCCGCTTCCTGGCCATCCCCTGCTCCCTCGGCAACGGCTCGACCACGGCCGAGATCACCGACGAGGACGTCACGACCGACGCGATCGCGGTCGGCGGAAGTGTCCAGGGGCCGGGCATCCCCCCCGGAACGACGGTCGCGTCCGTCGTGGACGACTACACCTTCACGCTCTCGGCGGCCGCCACCGCCGACGGGGACGCCACCCTGACCTTCGCCGCGAGCGGCAGCACCACCGCCGGCCTCGCCGTGGGGATGCCCGTCAGCGGCCCCGGCATCCCGGCCTCCGCCACCGTGGCGACGATCGTGGACGCGACGCACCTGACCCTCAGCGTGCCGACCACCAGGGCCAGCAACCCCTTCGGCTCGGCCCTGACCGTCGGCGGGGCGGACTACCTCTCCTTCGTCCCGGCCGCCGACCCGCCGCCGGACTTCAAGGGGGCGATCAACGTCAAGGACGACTCGGTCGAGGGGGTGGAAGTCGAGGTCCCCAGCGGCCACTTCGAGCTGACCTACCACGTCTCGCCGGCCATCATCACCGACGCCTACCAGCTCCTTTTGGAGGCCATGAGCGGCAGCGTGAACCTGGACGTCTTCCGAAGCCGCCAGCCCGGCGAGGTCAAGTTCCTCGGCGCGCGCGGCAGCCAGAAGGGGCAGGAGGACTTCGAGATCACCTTCCGCTTCGCGCGCAACCCCAACGCGACCAACGTGAAGGTGGGCGCGATCACCGTGCCGCTCAAGCTGGGGTGGGATTACCTCTGGGTGAGGTATCAAAAGTCGGTGGACCTCAACGCCAACATCATGCTCAGCGTGCCGCAGTGGGCCGTCGTGGACCAGGTCTTCCCGATGCTCCCCTTCTCCGCGCTGGGGATCGGTAACTAACCATGCCGGGAGGCGACTTCTACAAGCGTTCCACCGCCGACCGGCGCGTCTCGCTGCGCGGCCGGGCGTGGAACGCGCTGCTCGACGCGGCCGACCGGGTCAAGGGCGGCGCCCACGACCTGCGCGCGGACCTGGCCCAGCAGCTCCCACAGGCCGGAGTCATCTACGTCCGCAACGACAGCGGCGGGCCGCGCCAGCCCTTCGACGTGCTGGGCGTCACCGCCCCGCTCGTCCTTCCGTCCGGCAACCTGAGTGAGTTCCAGCGCGGGGTCGCCCTGACCGGCGAGGTGCCCGAGGCGGCCGACAGCCACCGCTTCGCGGTCCTGCTCGACGCGCTGCCGGCCGGCGCCATAGGCCGGGCCGTGGTCAGCGGCGTGGTCCCGGGGCGGGTGCTGGTGACGCCGGCGACGATCGGCTACGGCTGCGCCGACGTTCTGCCGGGCGACCCCACGCAGCTTCAGCTGGTCAACGGCGGGGGCACGCAGGTCCTGTGGCGGGAGGGCGCCTTCGGCACGGTCAATGCCGTGTTGCGCGTCGGCCCCTACTGTGCCCCGTTCTTCCCGGCGCTGCCCTCGGGCGTGTCCGGCAGCGGCTCGGGACTGTGCTGTCAGGATGAGGGAATCGGGGCCGGCGAGGATGTCTGCGTCACGTTCTCGGCCCCCGGCACCGCGCTGGATGGGCTGAGCTATCGGCTGGTGCGCGAGTCGGTGAACAACCTCGCCTGGGAGTCGATCACGGACGGCCCGCTGGCGGGGGCGCTGCTTCAGTTCTACTGCAACGAGTTCGCCGGCGGCGTCGTGGGTGCCTGGTATCTCTACTCCGAACTCCAGCCGCTTCAGCCCCCGGGCAGCGTGGACACCTTCGTGGCCACGGGCACGCTCGTCTCCTGTTTCCCCAGCCTGGAGGTGACCTTTTTCGGGGTCATCGCCGCGGGCCCGGACGCGGGCCAATTCTTCAGCGCGACGGTCAGCGGAGACCTGTCGGCGTGCGCGCCTACCTCCGGCGGTGGGGGCACGGGCTCGGGCGGCCCCAACTGCTGTGCGGGCGACTGCGGGGACCCCGGCGTGGCGGCCACCCTGACCGGGACGGTCACCGGCGCGACCGGCTGCTACGCCAGCCTGCCGTCCACGCTCGATTTCGGCTGCGGGACCATCACCGGCGGCGGCCACTTCTGGGCCGTCTCGCCCCCGGTGACGATCTGCGGGCAGGCCGACTCCGGCTTTACCGTGGCCTGCTTCGAGGGCGCGCTCAGCCTGGAGTTCTTCGACGCGCCCGCGGGTGGCGCCCTCCGGGTGGCGGCGCAGCCCGGCTACACCTGCTCCCCCTTCAGCGCCGTGTTCCTCGTCCATGACGGACAGGGCAACACCATGACCGTGACGGTGGTCTCGTGACGCACATCGGGTGCATCGGCGCCGGCTGCCCGATCTGCGCGCGGCTGGCGCTGCCCGGCTACGAGGCGGTGGCGGCGCACCTGAGCCGGCCGGCGCGACCGCCGGCCGATCGGCGGCCCTGCCGGCACCTGGGGCCGGCGACGGGCCAGGTCCTCGACTGCACCCTCTGCGGCGGCAAGAAGGCCCTGCCCGTCCACGCCTGCGCAATCCACGGCGAGTGCTCGCCCGAGGGCGTCCTGGTCCACCGCGGCCGCAAGGTGCCCAGCTGCGGCGAGTGCCGGTGGCTGACGCGGCTGGGCCGGCCCGGCGGCGGTTACGAGCCGGCGGAGGCGACGGTCGTCTGCACCGCGGACGGGATCGGCGATGCGGTACTCGGCCTGGCCGCTGTGGCCGGCCTCAAGGCCGCCGGCAAGGCCGCCGGCGAGGTCGTCTACCGGGTCAAGCCGCACCAGGCGCCCTGGGTGCGGCTGTTCGGCGGCTACGACCGGCTGGAGGCCACGGCGGCCGGCGGGCGCGACGACCCCGCCGCGCTCTACCCTCACCTCACCTACGCCGCGCAGAACCGCGAGCGCCTCAGGCGCCCGCGCTGGCAGCACTACGCCGCCGCCTGCGGCACCACGGCCGCCCTGCCGCCGGTGCGACCGCTCCCGCACGAGGCTCTGGCGTGGGGCGAGGCGTTCCGCGGGCACGTCGTCCTCTGCCCGCGCTCCCAGCACGGCATGCGGACCTGGCACGCCTCCCACTGGCTGCGCCTGGAGGCGCACCTCCGCCGGCGCGGACTGCCGACCCTGGCCATCGACCTGCTGGCCGACCCCATCGCGGAGTTCGCGGGGCCGAAATTCGTCGGCCTGCCGCCCGCGAAGGTGGCGGCGCTGATGCTCGCCTCCTGGTGCGTCGTCGCCAACGACAGCGGCATGGCCCACGTCGCCGGCGCCCTCGGCGCGCCGGTCGTCGTCCTCTCCGGCCCGATCCGCGGCGAGGCGCTCTACGGGCTCTACCCGCACGCGCGCTGCGTGGACGGGCCGCTGGCCTGCACCGGCTGCCACTGGCACGGGCCCGACTACCGCCGCGCCTGCGACAGCGTCTGCGCCTCGCTCCAGGCGGTCGAGCCGGCCGAGGCGGCCGACGCCGCGGCCCGCGCCAGGACCTCGGCCGACTTCCTCGACCTGGCCCTCGCCGCCGGCGCCGCCCCGATCGTCGTCGAGACGGGCTGCCAGCGCGCCCCGCGGGACTGGGGCGCCGGCATGTCCACCACGATCTTCGGCCGCTGGCTGTCCCGCCACGGCGGCCGCCTGGAGTCACTCGACAGCTCGCCGGCCAGCGTCGCCCAGGCGCGGCGCGCGGCCCAGGGCCTGCCGGTCGCCGTCCACCAGGCCGACAGCCGCGCCTGGCTGGCCGCCTACGCGGGGCCGCCCCTGGCGGGCGCCTACCTCGACTCGGCCGACGTCGGCACCCCCGGCTGCGCCGAGTGCTGCCTGGCCGAGGCCCAGGCCGTGCAGCCGCACCTGCTGCCCGGCGCCCCCCTCTTGATCGACGACACGCCGCGCGAGGGCGACGGGTGGTCCGGCAAGGGGTCGCTCGCGGTGCCGTGGCTGCTGGCGCGGGGCTGGCGGGTCGCGCGGCAGGGCCATCAGACATTGCTCGTCCGCGACCGGGCCTAACGGACCTTCCGCGCGCCGGCCCGGCGCCGCTACAGTGGCCGGCCGTGAGCGAGGAGGGCCGCGCCGTGACGCCGAAGATGTGGTTTTTCGCCTCCTGCGGAATGGTCATCTTCACCGTCCTGCTGCTGGCCATCCCCGTGGACATCCGCCTGGCCGAGACGGCGCGCTGCACCATCTCGCGCTGGCACCTGCTCATGGGGCTGGCGCACCCGGTGTGGTTCCCGACGGCGATCGTCGCCTCGGTGCTGCTGCCGATCGGCGCCTTCATGGCCCACTACTGGAGCCCCGGCAACGTCCCCTTCTGGCAGACGTCGGAGATGTGGCTGACGCCCCTGGCGCTGTCGCCCCTGATCCTGCTGGCCGGCATCGCGATCGGCCGGCTGCTGGTGGCCCAGACCCTCTGAGGTGCATCGTGGAGTTCATCGCTCTGGCACTGATCGCGGGACTGGCCCTCCTGGCCCTGTCCCGCGCCTGGAGGAGCCGACCGTGCTCGACCGCCTCGACGCCCTCGTCCGACGCCACCACGCCTGGCTCGCCGCCGGCGGCCTGTGCGGCCTCGCCCTGTACCAGGCCAGCCGCGGCCGCGGGGCCGAGGCCCTGCACGCCCTGATCGTCGCCGGCGGCCTCTTGGGCCTGCACCTGTCGCCGCGGCGGCCGGCCCCGCCGGAGCCGCCCGACATCTTTCCGGAGAAACGCGATGCACTACCGAAATGGCCGAGAGGCCAAGAACGGTGACCGGATCGTGATGATCGGCGGCTATGGCAGCGGCGCCGAGCTCGTGGCCCTGGGCGTCCTGCACGGCGCGACGCCCGGGAATGACCACTGCAACGGCTCGATCGCGCCAACCCAGAACCTCGTGACGTGCGCCTGCCTCTGCGACTGCCTGCACGTCGATGACCTGGCCGCGCTGCTCAAGGAGGCCGGCCTCGACAAGAGGCCGCAGGGGAAGTGAAGCGGCGAAGGCGCCCGATCGGATGGGCTGAGTGCAGGGAGCCACGAATGTCCCGGACGGAGTCGCACCTGGTCGCGGTGATGGCCTTCGGCGTCCTGGCCGTGCTGCTGCTGGCCGTCGTGCTCTTGCGGCCGCACCACCACCACCAGCCCGCGCCGCAGCCGCCGGCGGCGCCCAACGTCGCGCCGGTGCAGCCGGTCCCCGTCCCTTACCCCGTCCGGCCCTGGCAGCCGTGGTGGAGGCACCCATGAGGCACGCCCTCGCGCTCGTCCTGCTCGGAGCCCTAGCCCTCGGCGCCGGCCTCTGGGCCGCGTTCGAGGCGCCGCCGGCGCCCACTCCCAAACCCCCCGACACCAAGCCCGACGCCAGGCCGGCCCCCGCGCCGAGCAACCCCACGCCCGCGCCACAGCCGGCTCCTGCGCCGGCACCCCCTTGCCCGGGACCCGGACCCTGCCCCAACCGCCCGCACTGGGACGACCGCGGGGCGCCGGTCGGCGCCGTGACGATCGACGGCCCCAGCCACGCCGGCCAGGACGTGCAGGCCGACCTGCCCGTCTCGGAGCGGATCCACAACGTCGGCAGCCGCGTGGACGGGGCCGGCATGTGCGTGATGAGCTCGATCGAGATGGCCGCGCGCTACGCCGGCCTCGAACAGATGCGCGGCCTCCGCGACTGGTGCGCCCGGCAGCCCGGCGGCGGCTACCCCGAGAAGGTGGACCGGCAGATCGCGGCCTACTGCGCCGCCAAGGGGGTGCCCGTCCCGCCCTACGCGCAGTACGTCGGCCCGGCCGACGCCGCCGCGCTCCGCGCCGCGCTGGGCGGCAACCGGATCGCATGCGTCACCTACGGCGGCCGCGACGGCGTCCGCTACCGCGGCCCGATCGACCACATGGTCTGCTGCGTCGGCGCCCTCCAGCAGACCGCCCTGCTGGACAACAACGACGTCGGCGACGCCGACTTGCTCTGGATGCCCGAGTCCGACTTCCTCGCGCGCTGGCCCGACCGCCGCGGCGTGGCCTGGCTGTTCGCCTGGCTGGCCCCCGGCGCGGTGCCCGCGCCCCACAACTAGGAG